TCCAATTTACGATAAAATTTACCAAAGTCTTTGGCAGCTGACCGGTCATTCTGAGTTCCCCAATTAAGGAGAGCCGGAACGATCTGAGGGCTTCTATCTGCAATCATCTTGATATCATCCCAGCTACCTTCTCTATTTTGGAATAGAAAGATAGTTTCTTCTAATATCTCAGCTTCTGTTTTAACAACAGAAATTAGATAAAGATATAAACCCGGGTTAAATGGTAAAGACAACAGCTCAAGTAATCTAAGAGCTCTGCTTTTAACACCCGTAATCCGGGAGATGTTTTTAATAAAATCATCTTCCATTTTACGGTTTGTTCGCACTTTATCACGTAATTCATCTATAAGGGTCTGTAATAGACCATTGTAAAATGAATAACGTATAAGTAATGGGTCTCTCATCTCACCATAGGAACACCAACTCAACACACTTGTGTCTAGTTGGCCTTTGGGATGAAAGCATCCAGTTAAGCCGAACATCGTGTTTAACGCTAAAGCCATATGCGAGGAATAAGTTCCTGGCAAATTAGGCAATAGATTTAACACATGGCCAGAAGTATCGAAATAACCTTTTTGGTGTGCTTCATACAAAAGACTACCTAATGCACCGTGATTTCTACTACAGTTCAGGATATTTCCTGGACCTAGTGGTGAAATCTCACCATAAGGAGTAAGCCAACGTTTAGCAAATTCAACCACATCATAAGATATAATTGATTTACTAGGATTGATACCTACACCAAGTGTGTGCATCAGTTCCTGGTAGTGAGCGGCGACTTTATCATTATTAATAACGATATCATCACCGAGTACGCAGTACTGTCTAAAAGTATTTTTACTGAAGCCAGCTCTTATTGCAGCAATTTGTACTATAACATGATGTGTTACAGCCAACATTCCCCAACTCGAGTAGGCACCCATAGGTTGACCAACGGCGTATTTCACAAAGGCCTCTTTCCAGAGGATATTTGATGGAATACCCATCAGCTGATTAATTTTATACTTATCACTAAGTTTAAAAAGATCACCTGATATAGACCATTGGAAGTTCAATAACTCGGACCACAAGTCTCCTCTAACGCCTAAGGCATTTAGTATATCCACTTGTAGGGTTATAGGTAAGCGATCAGTTGCAGATGATAAATCAAAACATGAAAATTTGTATCTAGGATCTCTTTCTTTGTATAAACGAAGAAGGGGACCCCCTTGATCAAAAGTACCATCAATATCACTCCATTTACGGAGTGAACTGAAAATACTATCATGTAATGGTTTTAAAGCAAGCTGAATCCACCAGTTTGTTATTGCAACAATTCTGGCTTTTCCAGCTTGATCATAAACAGTTGAAAGTTTACCCATTCTTAATGGAGCGATCATTCCAAACGTTCGCAAGGTAAAATATAGTGGCCCATATACTATTAATATAGTTATGAACACTGTTAAATACCAGTAGCTTTTAGTAACTAGTGCAATTCTAACAAAAGTTAGTAATTGACGAGGATATTCAAGGAATGCTAATGCATCCAATGAAGATCCCCAAGTTGCGAATCGACTATTTGGACCTGCGGATTCGGAAATGAAACCTCTAAAGATTGAAAATTTAACCTTCAAATTCAATTTATTTAAAGCTTTACGTATGATTAAGGAATCATATGTACGAGCAATTCCATTAAAGGGAGATATAATACTCTCTAAA